TTTAGAAATGATGGTTTGTTTTCCATAATTTTTTTATTTATAAATATCTTTTAAAAAGATTTTTAAATCAAAATTAATTTTATATATTTGTGGTGTTAATGAGGAGACACGATTTAGATACAATCATTAACAGTTTTTTTTTGAGGGAGGCAAACGATTTAGATACAACCCTATGATTTAGTTTTGGTGTTAATGAAGGCAAACGATTTAGATACAATCATTAACAGTTTTTTAGAGAGGGGGGAGGCAAACGATTTAGATACAACCCCCCTTATTTTGTTGTGATAACTAATTGATATGGACCTGGTGTTAATCTAAGACCTGCACTTTCTCTAAATACTGTTTTTATTATTAGTTTAAAATAATCTTTATCTATTATACATACAACTGCACAAGCAAGTTCTCTACTAATAGACCTTATTATAAAAGATTCATCTAATACAATATTATGTATTGCTATATTTTCTGCAATATCCTTTTTAACATATTCAAAAAAATCAACTAACTCATCATTAGTAACAGGTCTTTGATCATAACCTTTCGGTATAAGATCAGGTCTTATTGTTCTAATATTAGCATGAGTTGTTCGAGCAAGTTCAAACTCATAATAAACACTTATACGTGATGCTATTTGTCCAATTTTTTTTTCTAAAAGTAATTCTTCATTTAATAAGTTTATTAAAGTTTTCATATTATTTTATTATATAAATATCATTAAAGCATATTATTTTCAATAATTTTTACTATTTCTGATTTACCTATACTTCTTGGCCCCGTAGTATTATTGTGATCCCATTTATAGTTCTTTAAAAATTCTTTAATATCTAAACTTGACTTTATGAAATAGTGTGATTGTGGAGATTTCCCAGTTATTTCATCATATAACATACCTGCATAAAACCCAACTCTTCTAAATGAATAATCTGGATTATCAGATTGTTTAACAAAGGTTATTAAATCTGATTTTGTTTTTAATTTATTATTTTCCCTAATCACATCTTTTCTTTCCCATATTTGGAATATAGAAGGGACTAAATAATCATTGTCAAATAATGTATATGAATTATCATCTAAATCAATTTCATTGATTAAATGGTAGAACTTTGGAATCCTATTTTTTAATGTTTCTTTTTTGAAAGATTTAGGTAAAATAAAAGCAATTGTATCCACATTTAATTCATCACATTTTTTAAAAAACTTAATAGCCAATGATCCTTGATTACCAAAGGGGGGGTTGCCAATTACTAAAACTTTACCTTTTTTATCATATTGAAAATTAAACCAATCCATTTTAATAATCATATCATCCTCTGGGTCAATGTCCAAGGAGATTAGATTTTTATGGTTTATATTTTTAGAAAACGATCCATTGCCTGCACTTGGTTCAATAACACAATCATACTTTAATAAGTCTATCAAACCAATAAGTTCAATAGCAATGTTATTTTTTGTGTAAAACTTATCATTTTTGTGCTTTTTATTTCTTGCCATATATTATAGTTCTTAATAACTACATTTATAAAAATAAGCATTTTATATAAAAAAACCAACCCCACAAAATATTTGATATTACTATATATGTTTTTGTATAATATATAAAATATATTCACCTATATGGGTAAAGAAATTAAAAAAGGGTTGCAAAAACTTGCAACCCTTTCTATTAGGCTTTAAAATGTCCAGTTTATTAGTAAATAAACCGGACAAATTAATTATCTTAACTCTTGTAAGTCAAATGTTCTAACACCATCAACTGTAATTCTACCATAGAAACGGTTATTAACCAATTTTTTAGCATAACGAGTCATTATACCTTTGATAGGTGTGAAGTTGAATGGGTTATACATAGTTGGTGTCAATTGTAAAGGCACATAAGGTGCGTAGATATAACCTGTGTCAAGTAAAGATGTTCCTTTGTGTCCCATCAAAATTTGGTTTGCAGGGAAGTAAGGATCACGATATACTTGGTAACGACCAGCTAATGTACCTACTCTTTCAATACCCATGTTGTATTGGTCTTGCTCTGGTGAAGCATTTGATACGTGGAAGTATTCCAAATCATCAAAAACTGCACTTACTTCAGAAGAAACAACAATCCAGTTTGCACCACCTCTCAAAGTTGATTTGTGAATTTGTGCAGATACTTGGTTGATTGTTGTAATCAATGTTTGATTCCAATCCTTTTGAGTATAAGGGATTGCGTTTGTACCCAATCTCTTCCAACCATTGTAATCCCAACGTAAATTCCAAGCAGCACCTTTTCTAAGGTCACGAAGAATTTCTCTATCAATCTCAGCTGCAATTTGCTCTGACAATAAAGCAGTTAATTCTGCTTCAGCATCAACATTATGGAATGCAGCAACATCCTGTGCCATTTCTGGAGACCATTGTGCTCTTAACTTTCTTTCAGTCACAGAAACTGTAACAGATTGTAAATCAAAAGAAACTTCACCAATCTTATCTTCAAATTCTAAACTCTTGTAAATTCTATATGTTGCTGTAAAGTCAGTAGCTGCAGTTCCTGCTATTGTTGTTGTAATACCAGAATAACCATCTAATGAATTTGAACCAATTGTTGCAGGTACTTGTAAGTCAACTTCAAGATAAATAACACCATCTGGTGTAGAAATATCATTGAATGTACCACCACCTACTTTATCATTAGGGAATGCTAATGTTCTATCTGAACCATATTGAACAATACCTTTTGCATATTTTTGAGTAACAACTCTAAATAACAATGGATTACCAACACCAGCAGCTGTAACACCTGAGAATGCACCTCCTGCTGATGTACTTGCATTAACTTGTAAACTAGCTAAGAAACTTTCATTATCCACAGGATGACCATCAGGGCCAATAAGTTTTCCTTCACCAGTACTTGAGAACCCTGACATACCCAATAAAACTTTACGGTATGTTCCAGCTGGATATCCAGATACTACTAAATCTCCACTTGACCAAACTACAGTACTTACACTAGCTGTGATTGCAGAATATTGACCTTTTGAATAATCATAAAGACCTTCTGGATTCAAACCAGGCTCATTACCTTCATAGAACCTATCATATAGGTTTTTTCCACTACCATAACCAACAGTAGGTGAGTCACCAGCTGTTGCACCAGGTGAACCATAAGGTGAATAATGTGCACCAGCATTTGCCTCTTGAATTTGTGGTACAAAGAAGAATAATTTACCAATTGGTAAATTCATTGCTTGTACAGATACAATATCATTAGCCAATAATTTAGAGAATACTCTCCTTACAATTGGAAAAACAACTGTTTCAAATGCACCAGTATCAGATGTTGATGCTGCTTCATTTATTAAATGTGACGCTTGGTTTTCATATAATTGCGCAACATTTTCTTTCAAATGGCCTTTTAGTCCTTCTAAAAATCCTAATTTATTCCATTTGTTAATTGTGTCTTCTTTGATAACTTTTAGGTGTTTCAACCCAATATTACCAACAAGACCAGAATCTAATAATGCTCCCATTTTTTATTAATTTTTTTATTTTTATTTATTAACCTAATTTTGAAATTAAATCTTTCATCCTCAAAAATTGTGGATTTTCATAAGTTTTAGATTCAATTAGATTAGCTGATGAACCTGTTGATGCAACATTTGTTATTTTTCTATTAACAGATTCATTAATTGTTGATTCTATGCCTTTAGATAACTCACCTTTGATTGTTGAATATAAATGCTTTGATTCCTGCAAAGATTGAACATTATCAAAACGTCTCAAGATATTAATCTTTTCTTTTTTTGTTGTTGAATGCTCTGTAAATAATCTAGTTGCATATGCCAAATTTGCATTAAATATTGCCACCTCATTTAGTTTTTCTCTAAAAACATTAAGTGATTTTTTATATTCATTATTTTTTTCTTGTAATGAAACCACTTGATTTTTTAAACCTTCTAAATTTAAATTTCTATTTGGTGTTATACCTTTTCTAAGGCCTCTACCTGTTTTACTACCCATACCATAAGTCCTTGATGCTTCCTTGGTTTCTTTCCTTTTACCTGTGACCTTTTTCATTTTGCCATCAATATTTTCAGCATTTGTATCATACTGGAATTTTGGCTTTCCTGTCCCAACTTTTTTTGGACCTTCTTTCTTTTTTTCGTCAAAACCTTTTGTTGGCATCTTATACTTAAATTTAGGGCCTTTTTTTGCTTCACCTAAATAGTTATAATTTTCTCCTAATGTATCATCTGAGTTTTCTAAACAACCCATTTCTTTCAAATAATCAAAAACCTGATCAATTGTTGCATTTGGGTTTTTATCTAAATAATCAGATGTGCTAAAGTTAGAACAATCAAATTCATTTTCATCTTCCATATCCATTTCATCTTCCATATCCATTTCATCTTCCATATCCATTTGTTCATCTAACTCTTCATCCATTTCAATTTCATACATCACTTCTTCTTCATTTTCAAAAAGTTTATTTATTGTGTCTTGTGTATCATCTTCCTCTAATTCATACTCATCATCCATTTCCATTCCCATTTCATCCTCATCTTCAAAATCCATTTCCATTTCATCCTCATCTTCAAAATCCATTTCCATTTCATCTTCATCTTCAAAATCCATTTCCATTTCATCCTCATCTTCAAAATCCATTCCCATTTCATCCTCATCTTCAAAATCACCAAATTTGCTTACTTGCTCACCTAGTTTAATTAAATATTCAGAATCTGAATTTTCATCAGAAATATTTATTTCATTGTCATCTTTTGATATAATGATACCATCATCACTATCCATTGCTTTAAATATTTTTAATACTTCTGAAGTTGATGCACCCCTCATATCAATGACATCCTCATCTTCATCTTCAAAATCCATATCCATTTCATCTTCATCTTCAAAATCCATTTCATCCTCCATATCTACGTCCATTTCATCCTCATCTTCAGAATCCATATCCATATCCATTTCATCCTCATCTTCAGAATCCATATCCATTTCCATTTCATCCTCATCTTCAGAATCCATATCATCTTGCTCATTTAAAGATTCTTTAACAAGTTCGTCGATTTCTTCCCTCATTGTTGAAGAAAGTATTCCTTTTGCGCTCTCTGAAAGCACATCTTCAATTTGTTTCATTTGAATTAGTGCTTCTTCTACTAAATTTTTTTCAGGTTGCATAATTTTTTATTTATTTTTATAATAAATATATAGAAAAGCAAAAAAGTTACTGATTTGCAGTAACTTTTTTTAAAAACAAAAAACCCCCAACATAAAATGCTAGGGGTTTAAAAGGAAAAACAATTAGTTTTTATTGGAAAACTTCATCAATTTTTGATTCTGACACAGCAGTTATTCTCCATTCTTGTGTGAAATTTTGATACTTTTCAGTTATCTTGGCTTCCACATCTGTTACAGAATAACCCTTCACCAATTTTTCTTCTCTTATCTTTTTAAATTTGCCGGTGTTTTCATCTGGCAAATTAAAAGTAATTTTTGCAACAAAGAATTTTTCATCCATAGGTATTGTTTTTTATTTGTTTGTGTAAATATAGTTATTTTTTTTGTAAAATCAAATTTTTTAATCTCTAACTATTGGACCATCTATAAATCCAGGTTTAACCATTTCTTTTAATTGTCGATTTGAATATTTTTCTAATGGAGTTCCAGCAATCTCCAAACCACCTTTAACTATCAAACCTTTTGGTAATGTTTCTATTTTTGTAAAGGATAAACCTAACTCCCCCACAATTGTAACACCTTGGGGTAATGATTTTATTGGGCTATTAAATAAATTTAAATCTCCCTTAACAACCAATCCTTCCCCAATGGAAGCTATTCTTTTTGCATATAATTGTATGTCTTTGCCAACTTTTAATCCTTTTGGTAATGAGGTTATGGCTTCACAACCAATTATATTTAAATCACCCCCAACTTGCAAATCATTTGGTAAGGAGATTATTTTTGAAAAAGTTAACATCAAATCACCCTCAACTTTCAACCCATCTGGCAAGGAGGTTATTGGTGAATTTTCTAAATGTAAGTCACCTTTAAAATTCAACTCTTCTTTTGTTATTGGCATATTATTTTGATATTTCCATAATAATGGTGCGCTATATTCTCCCTTTGCTTCAAGGAAATCAAATATTCTTTTTAGAGATTCTTTGTTCATATCCTATA